AAATGTAAAATTGAATCATTTGAAGATATGAATTCCACTACTTCTGCTCCTTCTATTCCAATTGTTCCATCTGCTACCTCTGAAACTACTGCCCCCACTTATTCGGCATCAGCCTTATCATGTTTAAGAAAGAATGAATATGACATGATTCAACGCGTAAAAGTGATAGTAGATGGTCATCAAAAAACCATTGACAAAATCCTTGAGAAACGCGCGTCTTCCTAATAAATATCACATAATAATATAAATGGCGGATTATTCAAAATTGTTAGTCAGAGAAAAAAAAATAAATAACAAAAATGTAAGTCAAACCATCTCAGATGTTCAAGAATATTCAAATGTTTTAACTGGAAACACTTCAAAAATGCTCGTTTCACCTGTCAAAACTTTAGGACGAGTTTACGCATATGATACTAAAGAAATGTGTTCTGATAACGCCACATTGAAACAAGTCAAAAGACATACCATAATTAATGCCATGGATCCTGAAGCAAAAGGGTTTCTTAATTCCGCCAATTCCGATTTTGAAAAATCCAAATCAGACGTTAATTATGTCACAAATGCCGATAAATTTCCTATGAAATGTATGTCTGTGCCTATTATTGAAACTGATATTAATGGAAGATCCATGACAAATTCTTACTACATAATGATAGCAGAAATAGACAAGCTTCCTGATAGTCTATTTCCTGATGGCAAAAGACCGGTTCTTCCTGCCGCCACAAAAGAAAAATTTGTAAGCTCAGCAAATATGTCAATAGAAAGATTAGGAGACATGGACGCAGGTCAAACGTTTTTTATTGGTTCTCTCGGTGTCATTGGTTTATATATGTATTTTAAAATGGCATATGGACATTCCAAATAATTAAAATTTCACTACAATACTCACGATCTCTTTTTTGATGCTTTTACATGCCGAGATGGATAGTTCCTCGCGCTTCTTTCGCGTTTTAGACTCAGTGGATTCTTGTAAATTTGGCATAACCCTTTTTGATATGCTGTTTCGCGAATTCATGTCGTTCTCTATCGTCTCGTAATTTTCATCAATGTAATCCAGGATTTTATTTTCTATTGCCCACTTGAAAAAATTCAATTGGCCAATTGTTGTCACCATGCCAGTCGTTTCATTATACGGAATCGTGATTCGGTCGCGTCTACAAAACGGATCAAATCGGCTCTTGTTATAGGCCTTCAGCTCCAATTTGTAGCTATTAAATACCTTAAAACGCTCCATGTTTTCTTCCCCATTGATGACGGTGCTACAACGGTTTTTCGCGGCAATCATGTAGACTGTGAAATACTTTTTAGCGTAATTTGTGACAAACCAGTCAATGATTCTTAGAGAAGTCTTAGACTCGCCGTTCACGATTTTTACCATTTTGTCCATATTTCCGTCGGTTGAATAGAATTCCAGCAAATTATTTAAAAGAAGTTCATTTTGAGTAGGGCTCCTGGATGATGCTAATGACATTTGTAATAGTTGTTTCGTTTTTTTTATGTTCTTTGAAACAAAATTGATTATTATGTCAATAGAGATTCTATTTAAAATATAACATAATTGGTGACGCAACCGCCGATGCCAAACACCAAACACTCGGTTTATTAATGCTACATATCAAATTTGGATAAAAATCTACTATTAATCGTGACATTATAGAAAGAACAAGCAATAATATGGCAAATTTATTAAAAATATCAAATTTATTTCTATACAAATAAACAACCAAAAACATTAATATGTACATGATTTTTAATATGAAATCTAAAATTTTATCTATAAAATTCCATTTCATGCCGCCTTCAGTTGTTGCCTTTTTGAAATTCGGTTGTAATATTTTGTATAACACGAATGCCGCTATAAAAACAAACGCGTAAATAAAAGATTCATGAATTGGAGTAATCGTATTCAATAAAATTGTGAAAACCAATCCATGAAATCCTAAATTCAATAATAATAATTTTGAATAAATCTCCAAATTATTAGTGTAAATAAGGGCTTCGCACAATTGAATGAATGTATAAAATATTATAAATGTTCCGATGGCAATTTTCTCTTTATTTTCGCTAGTGATTAATATTAACCCGGCAATTGTTCCTATCGCGAATGCGCCGATAGAGGTTTTGAAATTTATACACATTATAATTTATGTGTAGAAATTTATTTGTTTTTTGCTTTGCTCTTTCAACAACAATTATTATATTTTTGTCATATGAACTTGCTTTGGGCAATCCCAAAGCAAGATCTTTATAATATGCACAAAGGTGTAAAATGTTTTCTTGCTTTCAAAAATCTTGTTTACGAAAATCAAAAGCATGATTTTCTACCATTTTCCGCCGCCTCCTTGGCCACCCGTCTTCTTTACTGTCACCTGCCCACCCTTTGCCTTCTTTTTCGCATTTGGATCATATTCGTCTTCATCGTCCGACCCTAAATTCTTAGATATTTCCCAGAACTCTTTAGATCCCAACTTGAAATCGGGTCGGTCCATGGCCTTGTACCAAAAAATCTGATCATTGATTTTGTTTGACTTTGCGTTATTATTTATCACCAAACATTCATAATTCTCCGTCGTCTGGTCCATAATGGAGCAAAACGACTCCAGTGTCGGAAACATAGACGCGTAATTCTCCCAAATCTTCTTACGATTCACCAAATAATTCTCTCGTAAAATAAAAACGTAATCAATATTGGTACGCAGATTGGGCGGAATACCGAGCGGGTATTGCATTGTGATGATTAACATGACCTTCCAATGTCTCCCGTTCATGAATAGTGAACGCATTAGCTTGTCTCGCGCCCACGTGTTGTCATACAAGCAATCATCCAAAATCACGAACGTGCGAGGATCTATGGTGGTCTTCTTATATGTCTCCATCTCCTTCTGCATCTGTTTCATTACTGTTTTTTGCCTCCTCAGCACATTCTCTATTAGCACGGAATTATACTCCTCATGAATGAAGAGTTTCGGAACCAGTTTTCCGTAGAAACCGTTACCTGCTTCAGTTCCGGATATGACGGTGCCGATGGGGATATCTTGATGATGATAAAGCAAGTCTTTTACTAAAAAGGTTTTGCCGGTATCACGACGTCCGATCAAAACCACGACGGGACCCTTGTTCTCATCTGGGCGAAACGTGATGGCCCTCATATCAAATTTTTTCAATTCAAGCGTCATTGATTTAATAAGTATATCTATAAAACATATTTTTTCTCTATTGGGAATACGAAAAGCCTAAATCAAAATGAGTTTGATTCCGATATAAAGAATAATTTAGTTAAATTATATTCTTGCGATGTTTACGATTGGATACAAAAAAGCGAGAAAACTCAATTTAGAGAAAATGGCCCAACAATATGCCTCTATTGACGACAGTTACAAACCTTTTGAATTGGATGGCGTCCAGGCATATAATCCCATTTATAGCCGATTTTTCAACATGGCTGAAGAAAATTATAATTTAATCACTCTCAATCAAAAATATCAAGCAGGCGATTTGAAAAATTTACATGATGAAGCAGGTGAAAAAATCAAAAAAGATGTATTTGTGAAGTTCTCGCCTCTATTGGACCCGCTAAAATTCATCATGGGGAAATATGATTTGAAAGATCCGTTGACGACGGTGCTACCCCAATTGGATTCTGAAAAATGTTCCAAAAAAATCGGAAATGTTAACAATTGCTCCTACACAGATGCGTTCTTTTCTTACTTGACAAATATGATGTTGGAGACCCACGGATGGGTACATGGCGTGGCTTTTTACGGATCCGCGCTGGCAATACAAAAACGGTTTCGGTTCAACTTGGCGGATGATTATGATTTTGTGAAGGATTGCGAATTCTTTGCTAATAATATTGGAAAATATTACACTTTGGACAAAAATGCCATCATTGCTATGAGCCAAATGGCGGGTAGCGGATCGCGCACAAATCGCAATAAGATCCAGATTAGTGATGATGCGTGTGAGATAGATGCGGTTGATTTGACTATTGAGGAGGCGTGTGATGCCACTATTTTATCAGAAACTAAAGAATTGGAAGTTGAATATGAAAAAGTTCCTGTTGATAAAGCGGAATCAGAATCTTCCTCGGATGATTCTTCTGAATCTGATAGTTCTGAGGAGGAAGAATCTGATGAAGATCAGGAAGACGTCAATTCAGACAAAGACAATCAAGATAAGGAAAGCGATTGGGAAACCGAGTCGGAAGAATCAGATGAATCTTATGAAGCAGAAGAACCTCTCTATTGTTATTTACACGATTTCCCTGTTCAAATGATATTACAAGAAAAATGCGAAGGGACTTTTGATGATATGCTTATGCA